TAAAAAACAGTCTAGCTTTTTCTTCAGTTTCTTTTTTTAATCTATCGTAAACATCATCATTCAAATCGTCTGATGTAAACTCCAGATTGGGATCAATCCCAAATCTTTTCTCAACTAATGTACTCAATTCCTTTCTCCCTTAAAGCTTCACGATTCCATAAATGTCCTTGAACTGTATCATCTTTTGATTGTCCAAAATATGGAACTGCATGATGTGCTTGAATCATTTGCTGATTTACACTCATATCATTCCCCTCTATGAAAAGATCCCCAATAATTCTTCCGAACTTTCCTTTATCATGAGATAGTAAAGTTACCACCTTATCTTTTAATACACTAGATAAAAACTTTTTGGATTGTTTCCCATAAAACTTTTCTTGTAAATCTCTTGTTCTAGATTCTGGGGTATCAATACCCATTAATCTTACTCTTTGCTTTTTGTAAGTCATTCCAAAGCCAAGATCGATGTCCACATCTACTGTGTCCCCATCTACGACTCTAGTTACTTCGACTTTATATCTGTACATATTACCCCCTTGTGTTCTAAGAACTCAATGCTTATCCAACCAAAAACCCAACTAATCATTTGTAAAAAAGATGGTTATCGATTGTTGTTACTAATTCCAGCTGATCTGCCCAATATGGATTTACAAAGTCTGCATGATACCAAAGTGATCCTTCAGTAATGTCTTTGTATTGTCCAGATAGAACCATACCTGCCACCTTTATAGAGTTTAACCAAGTTACAGAATCAACGGGATCATCTGATTTTCCATCACAGTACCAACTAAATTGACACTGATTTCTAATCGGAACCATCTCTCCCAACCAGTTTTCTCTTAATTTCGCTTGATGAACTACTTCGCATATAGAATTCGGAAATAAATTACTTTCGACCCTATTTAAAACTACGTGGCTCACAGCTAATTGTCCAGCAAAAGATTGATTTGCTGATTCAAAATAAATGTTTTGTGCAAGACAAAAACGATCACTGTTTTCATCTGATGCTTTTACTAACTGAGGAAGTAATAATAATCCCATCAGTAATGCCCCAAAAGACATTCCTCCAATAAATGATTTAAACATCATTTGACCTGTATACTTGACTTCTTTGTCTATTGCTTTACCAAATTTACTCATATATTATTTCTAAAAACAAACTCTATAGCTCGTTCTGCCTCTCTTTCAAAATCTCGTTTACCATACCAATTGCCAGTATCATTATCTAAATCTCTGCAGATATATTCTATTTCTTTTGCAGTGATTGGATATCCTTTTGACATCGCATTTCCTGCTGTTGATACCATAATTTGATACATTTTACCATACCATCCAGTACCAGTAATTGATTTATATTCTTGTATTTGCTGTTTGTTAACAAATGGACAATCTTGATATCCAGTCCATTCATAGTTTGTATTATTTAGTTGACCCCTTTTATGTTCAATCAATCCCCTTTGTATTGCTTCAGGAAGTCTAGAAAAGAAATCCCCATCGCGTTTAACATAAGGATGTTTTTCCATTATCTCATTTGGATCCATTATATCACCATCATGAGAAAATATAAAACTAAAACTATCTTTATATTTTGCTGGGATATAATACATTCTACTTAAATCTTTGGTTTGAGCATCAGCAATATCGCCAATCTCTTTGTTTAAAGCAAACCAAAAATGCTTAATATCATCTTTAACCACTGATTGAGTTAGTGGAAACACTAATCTAAATTTGGGGTTTTCTATTGTTGATGAAGCAGTTGAATAGCAGACATATCGATATTGAGAATATTTCTTTTCAATATCTTGCATTTGACCTTCAAAATCATCGACATCCAATATGCCAAATCCTCCCCAAGCTACAACGTTTTCGTTAGATCTTGTTGCTTCAGGAAGATATATTGCAGGACTAATTAATGGTGCATCCTTCTTTGTAGGATACTTGGTTGATTCAGATAGTTTATATAATACTTTTTCAAACTCATCAAATGAACCATAGTCCATTCTTTTATGGGTTTTATTATCGTATATGTTATCGAAGATCGTTAAGCTTACCATGATTCCCTTCGTGTGAAGGAGCCTCCCAATTATCTGGTTTAATTAAGTCAGGTAATCCAAGTGGATTAGGCCTTTCAGGTTTTACACCTGGATGTTTGTTCATATTTGCTTTAAGCACTTCGTTCCAAGCAACATGTGGATCCACATTGAAAGCATCGAGTGTACCAATTGCTACAACGCAAAGATCAATAAGGCCATCGACTATTTCTTCAGAATCCATATTAATAAGAGCTGTTTCAGTCTCTTCTAATTCTTCTCTTAAAAAGTCAATTCTAAATTCTAAGAATCTTTTCTTTTGTTCTTGAGTTGCAGTTTCCATCCATGCACGAGTACCATACTTGGTTTGCATGTCATGTATATCTTTTACCCAGTCTTTGCTCATGATATTATTTTACTCTTAGGCGTAACAAGTCCCGTATCCATTTGTCTTACCTGATCGACTAATTCATCGACTGGATCGACCATGAATACAACAAAGTTTTTAGGAATAGTGATTCCTTGTTTTGCTTTTGTGTAAGCCATGAAAGGCATAAATCCAATTTTGCCTTCTCCTGCTGGTATTAAAGAATAGCCATTAGTAATAGTAACGTCACTTCCATTATCTACTACTTTACCAATAACCTCTTCACCAGAGGATAATCTTACTAGTTTCATTTTTTTCTCCATAATGGTATATTATACCGTATTTTCATTAGTTTGTAAACCCCCTAATTTTATTAATTACCTCAGGTTCTACAGATTTATCATTCCATATTCGATTGAGTCCACTTGGATGTGGAACTTTTAAGTGTGGAATTCTTTTTTTAAATAAGTAAGTGCTAGGTAGATTCCCTAACGCTATGATGTGTGAATAACCCTTAATCTTCTTTGCAAACTCTTCTTCATTAACTTCTGATAACTTTAACTTTGGTGCTTTATAATCTACTAAATTTGTCCAATCATACTTATCTATACCAACAGAATCCATCCAATATTTAATTCTTTTTAGTGTTGGTGATTTGTCAGGAGGATGATTACCTGGTGCAATTCCTACGAATAATATCATGAGAAAAAGTCCTCCAGAGTAGCAATCTTTGTTGATGACCATCCAATAGCATTTAATATCGGATCGATAACATCTAAGAAGGTTTTCTTAAATTGTAGATCGTGATCAATATAGTTTTCTAAATTAAATTCTGATGGGAGATAATCAGGGAAAGCTATAACATTTTCTTTAATTGGATTTGCTTTTTTAAGATAAACGAATTTAATCTTTTCACCGCTTTTAATCTCTTCCAGATTTCTAAGACCTAGCTTTTCTCTTTGTAGATTATAGAGTAAGCACCCGCGTACGTGTATGGGCGTGCCCTTGTCGTACGTGTACGTGAAGGTACCATCTTGAGTCCTATAATTTCTTTTATACTTATTGATGTTTGATACCCCACGAGGAAAAGCAATTTCATGCGGTGGTAATGTTCCAAAGTATTCCCTAAATTGTTGAATAGCCTTTTGTACATCTACTTCACTTCCAGATACAATTACTTTAAATATTTCTCTTAGTGCTTGTCTAACCTGAGCTGGTGTTGAAGATTTTGTAGCTTCGATACCGATTACTTTAATTTTTGGTTCGGTATACCTAACACCTTCGTTATCTAAAACATTAAGAATATATCTTTTCTTTGCTGTCCATATCCCACGATCTGCAATAGCTTCTCGTTTCATTCCCATTCTATTTTCTATTCCACCGAGGATTTTAAATAGATCGTCATATGACTTTTCAAATACTTTTTCTAGCTTTTCAGATGCAATTTTATCTAGGAAGTCCACCGGACTTTGGGGATTTACTTCCTTGACCAGTGGACCTAGATTTACATAGAGGGAATCGGTATCAATAGCCAAAACGTAATCTTTTTGGGTTTTTAATACAGAATTTAGGTAATCATTAATTGCCTTCTCTGCCCAACGAATAATAAGTTGACCAGATAGGGTAATAGCTTCTGCGATGCGCTGGTCGAAAAACCTGAAGTACTGATTACCAATTGCGCCATAAAGAGAGTTAAGAAGAATCTTAATTGCCATTTGGCGATTGTTTTTAATAGCAATATCTCTTTCTATTCTATAAAGTTCTTGTTTGTCTGTTTTATCTACTTTTTGTAACTCTTGTTGGGATTTGATCATTTCTTTCTTGACCTCTACCCTTTCACTATACATTTCATCGATTATTTGTGGGAATACCCCTTTTTTGTCAATTCTAAAATATTGACCATTAGCACCTAATGCTTTACCATGATTATCCATATTTGATGGATTGTTAAGTATTTCATCTACTGATGTGCTTATAAATTCACCATCTGATATTGTTTCGGGTGACATATTATATTGCATAATGATAGAAGGGTATAGGGAGTTAAGATCGAAGCTAACTACCCAATCATGTATCCCGACTTGTGGTTCTTTTACATAACCACCAGGATATGGAGATCTAGTTTTATCTTCTTGGAATGGAACTACTACGTTTTCTTGCCATAGCTTACGGAACACAATTGAATCCCAAATTGCAGTTGTTCCAAAGGTATCTTTGTAATTCACCCCACCACGATAAGCTATTGTTACTGCTAATGTGATAAGACCGAGTTTATCTTCTAATCTGTCTACAAGTTCTACATCTTTAATGTTATAATCAATAAACTTTTGATGATCGTTTTTATACAAAGTATAAAGAGTTCCATGTTCTTCGTAAGAGAGCTTATTCTCTCCTAGTACTACATGAGCAATATGATCTAGTTTATATGATTCTTGTGTACCATATGAATATCCAAACTTTTTAAATAGTTCTAGGTAGTCCATAACAGAAACACCTTGTATTTCATAAGTGGTTTCACGCCCTATCATTCTGGTAATGTTTCTTTCGTCTACCAATCCCCATGGAGAAAGCTTTCTAGCGTTTTCATCTGAACCAAAAACATTTCTCATTCTATTGACCAAATATGGTATATCGAAAAATTCTACGTTCCAACCAGTAACAATATCTGGACAATTTGAGGGTAAAGACCAATGGGCAAGAAAAGAGACTAGGAGATCTTTTTCGGTTTCACATTTCTTGTAAACCACACGATTAGTTTTCATTATGGACCTTTCTACATCGTAATCTCCCAGTCCCCAAACATAATAGGTATTGTCAATATTGTTTTTGATTGTAATTGCCGTAACTTCTTTTGAAGCTTCACCTGGCTCTGGAAACCCATCATCTGAAGCTACCTCTATGTCCAGAGAGGTAACGTTAATTAGATTCCTATCGAATTCTATATCACCTGGAAAATAATCGTTTATAAACCCAGCAACATGCTTTGTGTTTCCGAATATAGATCTTCCAGATATTGATTTGTTTTCATCCACCCATTGCTTGCAATCCCACATACTTTCGAAAGTAATAGGAGCCACAGGTTTACCATCAATGGATTTCCATTTTGTAGGTTTGGGTGTTGTAACAAAAAGGGTTGGTCCGTATTTAGATTTTCGTTGGACCTTTTTACCGTTTTCTATTCCACGGTAAAGAATAAAACTTTTGTATCGTGTAACGTTTGTGTAGAAGTTTGCCATAATAAAGTGTATATTATACCACAGTTAAAGAGGTTTGTAAACCCCTTAATTGAAATTATTTTATAAAAGATGGGGGAGTTATTCCTCCCCCGCATGAATCAAAATGAGAGATAGGATAGGTATATTGTTAGTGGTGCCAATGTTAAAGTTGTCACACTTATCATTAATAATCCTAGGGTCTCTCTTACATCATCATATTTTAAGAACATATGTATTAGTTCTTTCATAGTTATCTCCAGTAAATGTTTATTACAATCTACTGGGATTGCTTCGCTGATACTAGCCTTTCAAAAAAGATTTTTTCTTTGACGCCCCAGCAGACCCTATATCGATCTTCCTTGGACGCTTTTCTTCAGGAAGTTCTACTCTGGCATAAACCACGAGTATCCCATCCACAAGATCAGCACCATCTATTACGACAAATTCTGAGAGGCGGAAGCTCTTCTCAAATTTGCGAGATGAAATGCCTTTATACGCATATTCACGTTCATCCTTTTCTACTTCACCAGAGACCCTAAGGATACCATCTTTTAATTCGATATCAATATTATCTCTTGTGAAACCAGCCACTGCTAGCTCAATAAGGAATTTCTCCTCATCGATTTTCACAACATTGTGTGGTGGATAGTTATTATTATTAGATCTAGCACTTGAATGGATTCTTTCGAGATCCTCAAATAAAGTGTCAAATCCTACGAATAGAGAACGCGGTACGTTCAAGTTATTTCTTACTACCATTTTATGTTTCCTCCTATTAGTTAGCAAGGTTAAAATTCGAATCCCGATAATCGGCGATTCAGTTTTATTTATACAGGATCAATCCTTAGATTGAGTATTTCCTATATTATATTTTGGACAAAGTTCCCATTGATTCTTTTCCTTGAAAGGAATAACTTTGATTTGTCTCAATGGAGCTACGTCCATAGCTTGGGATTTATCTACTATAGTAACTAATCCCCAATCACTCAAAAGAGTTGCAATAGTATTCCTTCTTTGGATATCATTATCCATTAAGTTTGAAGGTTTACCATCCAACAAAAAGAGTTCTTTAAAGTGTACGATAAAGTATCTGCCTTGTTTATGTAAGATATGACAAGACTGAAACAGCTTTTGATCTTTGCGTGATGCGACTCCGATACGTGTTAAGGTTTCACGTATTTTTAAAAAGTCGTCTGGTTCATTTAGGGTCACCTCTAACATGTTAGTTGGAGACCAGTTTTTAATTTCGTTGTTTTCTATTTCCACCTTTATAAATCCTTTGTTTCAATTGTTCAATTTGTTCATAACTCATTATTGATAATGCAGATTTAGCCTTTTCATTACTATATCCATAATATTCTTTGATGAG